TGTTCACTACCTGGTACTATTGTTGGGTCTTGCGTAGAAGCCGCTACTTCTTCAGCTGCAAATTTAGGGTTAGCATTATATATAGTTTCTAAATTTTGTAAGAAAGCATGTGTGGTGCCCCTACCTACATTTTCATCAAACACACCTGTAACAAGCTCACCATAATCCATATCACCCGCGCCACCTACACTGCTTAAGTCAAAAGTATTTCTTTTTTCTACTCTTCCAATTTCTCTTGATCTATCAGGTAAAAGCCTATCTGCATCCATATTAAATTTGTCTACTCTTGCTTGTAGGCCAGCTTCTATTTGGCTTTTTGTATAAACTGTAGGAGTATCGTCTGCTTTATCTGTTCCAAAAAAATTAAGCAAGCTAAATCTACCTTCTTGGTTGATTGCAGGAGTTACATAACCTTGTAAAGTACCATTTTCATATTGTTTTTTTAATTCAACAGCGTTAGCATCTCCGGCAGCAGCAGCTTCCATAATAGACTTAGGCACTGCTCCGCTTTTTGCTGGAGTCGGAGCAAACACTTGTTTGTTTTTCTTTTTAATAAGTTTACCGTCTTGTTCCCCATGATATTGACCCATCATTTCGTTCATCAACAAAGAATTAGAAACACCTGTTCGATTTCCTTTAGTAAGACCCCCCAGCTTATCTACTGCATCTACATTTAAAACAATATTTCCATTATTTTCCTCTGTGACAATACCAGCCCCTTTAAGAACTTCTAAATCTGCGTTCCACTTCTTTAACTCATCATTTTCTCTTAATGTTTCTCTTGCTAATTGATTACCAAGCGCAGTCGTTTGAGCTTGTTCCATACCGCCGACCACTTGGCTACCGGCTAAAAAAGAATTCATAGGGTTAGTTGCCATGTTAAATCATAAAGGCTGCTAATAAAGCAGAGCCTAATTGGCCTCCCATACCTATCATTTGTGCGCTATGTTGCGCTTTTGCGTTTTTGTAAGCTTGTTGTCTTTGGCTTTGTAGCCCAGCAGCTGTGTTCATTTGAGATAGAGCGTTTCTATTTAAACCTTGTCCAATATTTATTAGATCAGCTAAGGTAGATTGATTAATTTCTCTTTGCGCTAACCTTGCATTATTAAGAGACCCTACGCTAGCTAAACTACCGCCCCTTTGCATGGCCCTTTGTTGTTCTTGCTGTTGAGCATTAGATAACCCAGCACCCCCATACCTTTCTAAGTTACGGGCTTGTACCCCTCTAGCTATCTCTGCTTGTCTTGCAGAGTCTTCTCTAGCTTGATCTATAAGAGATGTATCATCTCTAGCTTTTAACAAAGCTTCTTCAAAACCTCTAAAGTCTCTTATGTAATTATCATAATCGTCTCTAGCCATACCTGCGAATACGCTTTGTGGGTCGTTAACATCCATTAAAGAATCTATAGTAGCCATTATGTTCCCGTAAATCCTCCTGTAGTTAAATAGTTACCAAGACGTTTAAAACCTTCTGATGCATCTATACCACCATCAAAAAACCCTCTACCTGCTTGTTTATTAATAATTCCTTGCCCAATAGTAGCACCAGCTAATTGAAACCCTGCGCTTTGTCGAGACTCTCGCATCATCTGTCTTCTTTTTGCTTGTTGTAAATTTTCACTTGCTTCTATTCGAGCAACATTAGCTAAACCAGTTGTAGCGTCTGCTTGTTGACCCCTTGCAGTAGCTAAAACCCCAACTTGTCTGTTTCTTTGTGCTGCTAACCCTTGGCTTCTAGCTTGGGTTTGTTGGCCCACTGCAGCAGAAAGCAAATCAGCTTGTGCATCAACAGACTTAGCAGCAGCAAGAGATGGCTTAGAAGTTAACGCTTGCATAGTATCAGCTTGCGCTTTACCGGCTGCATAATCTCCATAATTTTCTTTCATAGAAATATCGCGCATCTCACGCAACAAAGGAGAGTATGTCTGATTAAAGTAATCTTTTTCAGCTTTTGCTACTTTAGCCTGTATTTTTTCAGCTTCGGTAGCTTCAAAATCTGACTTTGGTGGTTTACTACTCATTTAACTTCTTTCCTATATATTCGTGTATCTAATTCCCAGCCTATTGTTTGTGCGTACGACTCCATTTCTGGTACCCGTGATCTCGCTTCGAGATACTTACAGCCAACCTGCATGGCGAGGTCATTAAACCAATCATTGTGAGCTAACCAACTATGCCCACCTTTTTCATAAGTATACGCTATCCATAACAATAATGTCTTGTCTTTTGTAAACTGATCTACTTCTACAGTCAGTATCAAAAAACCTACAGGAGAAGTGTATAAGAAAGCTCTTTCGTTAACACACTCACTGTAAACATCTTCAGGAATATAAGTAAGATGCGGGTTCTCTACTAAAATTTCTTCTATTCCAGGCTTTATAATGTTCCACGTGGAACGTACATCAGCAGGCTTAGGATCTATATATACATTAGTAGTCGATTTCTTTTCCGTATCTTCCATACCGTCTCCTTGGCATTCCGATTCCTTTATACTTAACAGTTCTTTTTACCCCAAGGTCTCCGCCTCGGGCCCTTAATTCTGCTTGTTTTGTTTCTACATTAAATTGAAATAAGTATTCTTGTGCTGCACCTATATCAGTCCATTCTCTATTTGGCATACGTAACAGTCTGTAGAGAGTTCCATATATTATTGCGTCTCTATACTGGTTAGATATTGTAGTATCTATGTTATTGCTAGTTCTAGTTGGTTTTAAAGCTAAACTAACTATAACCTGTTTAGCACCGCTTGGCACAGGCACTATCCAAAAAGTAGTAGGAGTTTTTTGTAAATATACATGAGGTTGGCCTGTTTTATCTCTCCAGTCTGGATAATTTAACTCTAAGCTACGTGGGCTTATGGGGTCCATATCATTACCATCGTGTGTCATTAGTAGTACCTGATGCACTTCAGTAGCTACTGGTATATCAAAATCATACTCATAAACACCTGCTATGGTATTAAAAGGGTCCATATCTAAAATATAAGCTTTTGACCTTTCACAAAATTCTATAGTTGCTGAACGCAAATTTTGTTCTACTAAAGTATCAGGACACATAGGTACATAAGGTAATACTTCTTTTATTAAAGAAGAATAAGCTGCCATTTTTAGTTACCTCGTTGCATCATTTTTGGAACAGATCCTATATTAGAAACTAAGTCATTGTTTGGATCTACTAACATTTGAGCCGAACTGCCTTGTCCTATGCTAGCTGAAAACAATTGATAATGTGTACTTGCTCTTTGGCTATTTGCAGCATATTCTGCATCTTTCATATACGCCCTATATAAAACAAAATCTACAATTGCATTACCATAAATATCATCTACATCTATAGTAGAGCTTGCACTACTTAGGTCTGTAGGAGATTTAGAATAAACAATTTCTACGTAAGCATTACCCGCTACACCCGGATACACATAAAATTTTCTTGGATCATCATCGTCAAAAACATAATGTTTAACTGTGGTACCATGTGCAGCATCGCCACTTACGCCTGGGTTATTCCAATCTGGTTCTTGTGTATTTAATATATCAACATTTACTAATCTAATCGCTCTGGCCCCTGTAGCACCCCCAGAAGCATCAGACATATTTCTAGTTACTTTAATTAACCGTAACCCTTCTGTGGGCAGTGATTGTAAAGTACCTGTAGCTAGTTGCATGTTAGCAGTTTTTGATGAGGAATCAGGCCTAAAATTTACAATTTCTCTTTGCGCATCATTTATGTACCTAAGCAATTCTGCTTCTGGCCATCTAACACTTGTAGTATCTTGTAGAGTATCTTGTACTCTAGTTATTATATTAGCGCCTGTAAGTGTCCCTGCCATTAGTCATCCTTTATTGTGCTGCTTTTAAATCTTCAATTAAAGCTGATTTCTTTTTACGTCTATCTAATTCTATACCAATAGTACGACCATACTCTTCTAATTGTATTTTAGTCATACTTTCAAAGTCTGGTGAAACAACTGTTTCTGCAGTTTCTACTCCTGGCATGTCTTCTATTACAACTTCTTCTACTGGAGCAGGCTCCATTGCTGGTACCTCTGACTCTTGCACTTCTGTACATCCAGCTTGTAAACAAAGTAACCCTAAGTCTTTACCAACTTGTCTTGGTTCTCCAGCTACTAAATGTATAGTAGCGCCCCAAGTAGATGCTACTGTTATATCATCATTTGAAACTATCCACATAATTTTACTCCTTAAAAATGGGTGGCTTTAATTAGCCACCCATAAAATATATCACAATTAGAATGCAACATCTAACGCAACAACCCCAAAGTCTTCAACCTGACCAGTTACGTCAGAATTGTACTTAGGTTTCTTGAGTCCGAATATTTTCCCAATTGATATACCGTTTTGGTTTCCATAGTCAAATGTATCTTCAACTATTTCAGGAATACCAATATCAGCCATTGCTAATGATTGAGCACCACAGAATAAACATCTTGAGTAGTTTACATCTGCATTAGCTCCACCTTTATAACCAGCAGCACCAGCATTTGATGATGTACCGCTTGTAGCACCAGACGTGTTAAACACGTGTCTGAACTCATGTACCATGATTCCATCAACCATTAAGCTTGATGAACCAGAGAATAAGCTTGACTGAGGACCTCTGATACCAGCTTGTCTTACGTTAGCAAGAAAATCTGAATCAAGTTTTAAGTCAGCCATTACTTGTGGTGTTACGAAAAGATGGAATGTCTCATCATTACCTTCGCCTCTTAGTCCTCTGATGTACTGATCTTTAGCATAAGCTTTTAGATCAACAATGGCGCTATAGCTTAGTTTGTCAGCTGCAGCAACTGCAGTAACATCACCAGCTACGATACCATTAGTAGC